GCTTGCTTGGTGGTGAGATTAACCGTAACACGCAGCAGGCGATAATAGAGGCAGGTCTAGGACAACAGAAGCTAGGTCTTCAGGCTCAGGGTTTAATGCCTATGATGCTTCAGACTGGTGAGCGAGGCTCTAACATTATGGGTAGAATTGGAGAGCAGCGTGGTCAGAGAGCGCAGGATGTTTTGATTGATGAGATTCAACAGTTTGATGCAGGACGTAATGCAGAACTTACAAACCTCCAACAGTTCTATCAGTTCTTAGGTTCTAATCCGTTAATGGCTGAAGCTAATCAGACTACTACTGAGTCAACCTCTAGCGATCCATTTGGTGATTTGCTGGGTATTGCTAGTACTCTTGGAGGTGCTTACTTAACAGGGGGTGGTTCTTTGGCGAGTATGTTCGGAGGGGGCGGTAGTATGCTCAGTGGGGTAGACGGCGGTATTGCTGGTCTTGAATCCGCTGGCGGCATTAACAATCTTTCGTTATACGGACTAGGTTAATATGGATAAAAATGATGCAGTACTTCAGTTCTTACTGGAGCAAGAAGGTTTTAAAACTAGAACATATCTTCCAAAGAAGAATGGCATCGTCATCGGTAGGTCTGGACTTACCTTTGGTGGTGGTATTGACATTGGGCAGATGGGTCTAAAAGAGTTTAAAGCTTTAGGGTTACCTCAAGACGTAGAGTATGCTCTGCTTCCTTATGTAGGTAAGAAAGGTAGCGAAGCATTAGCAGTTGAGAAAGAGATTGGACACTTCAACATCCCCGCTGAAGTAGCTATGAATATTACTCGTAGACATATTGAGAAGTCTAAGCAGCAACTCCGTAAAGCATATCCTAAGTTTGATTCTATTAGTATACAGCAGCAGGCGGTTGCGCTTTCTTTGTTACATAACTATGGCACTGGTGCTTTAAAGTACAAGACCATGAAGGCTGTTATTAAAGGTGACCTTCTTCAGGCTATTGCTTTGTTACGTGATCCAGAAGAATGGAGTAACGTAGAGTTACATCCTAGACGTAACAGAGAAGCTGATCTCCTACAATCATTAATAGTGAGTCAGCAACAACAGCAGATACAACAAGCAGCTCAGCAGGCACAGCAGCCAGCGGGTATGTTTAATCAAGGAGGTATATAATGGCAATTCCAATGTTTGATCCTAGAATAGCAGAGCTTGATAAAAAACAAGCAACGCTTCTTGAGCAGGCTCTACAACTAGGGGCTACTCCAGAGATGTTAAATACAGTTTTGAGAGGAGCTGTATCGCCTAACTATACTTTACCTACTGCTATAGCTCAAAACGTACCTGTAGGTGCTGAGTTTGATGTAGACTCTACTGCCCCTTCTTCTAGGTATGCTACAGATCAAAGATCAGCTAGAGAGATACTTAGCTCTTCTACGAATCCATTTGCCTTAATAGGTAAAGGGGTAGGAGGAGTGTCAGATGCTGTAAGTTATCTATCTAATCTAAGAGCGCCATCAACAGGGAATAGAAACGCTCGGATTCAAAACCAGAACCAATCTATGCTTAACGCAGCTGATACAATAGGCGGTCTTTTTAATGGTGGTGGACGTACTGCTGAGAACACAAAAGGAACTACAGCAGAACAAGGGCTAGTATTGTCAAATTTACTTCCTTTACTGAAAGGAAGAGCGCCTAGCTATGTTGTAGGTGGTTCTTCAGGTGTTCAAGACATAAGAGATGCAGATATTACAGAGAACCAGATTAAATCCCAAGAAAGTATTAACAAAGATAAATCAGATATTATAGATGAGTTAAAGAAAGGGACTATAACTGCTCCAGCTGGGCAGCGTAAGCTTGATGTTGTTCAAGAGCTTCAGGATAGATTAGATAGAGGTGTTAAGAGGCAAGGAAATAAATCTATTAAGTTTGATGAAGACAGAAAGAAACTATTAGAAGATTTAGGTGAGGATGCTACTGAAGTTCAAAAAAGAATTGATAACCCTAATGCTCCAACTGTCCCCACTACAGAGTTACCCAAGGAGATTAATACAGATGCAACTGTTACCATTCCAGAGGAAGGTGACGGTACTTCTCCGGAAGGTGCTGAAGATAAGCAGAACTGGTTTGATGCTATTAATGATCGTGTTGATTTGATGGCAATGGGTGCTGCTATGTTGGCAAGTTCAGGACAGAGAGGAGCTAATACTCTGTCTCGTCTAGGTAGTGGCTTACAAGCTGGTATTGCATCAAGATCTGGGCAAGCTAAAGCTATTCAGGACAAGCAGTACAAAGATGCGCTTCTTCTTCTAAGGGCACAGCAAGCTAGAGCTGCTGGTATCCCTAATCCGTTTGAGAACTATGGTCCTAAGATAAATGATATTAGTTCCTTCATGGCAGGTGCTGGATTTGAAGGAGATAACCTCACAGAACTTTCAAGGTTAGTACATGGAGTAGATACCAATTTTGTAAGCTATCCCGCAGCAACTAAGAAAGCGATTGCGGATGAAATGGCTAAGCAAGGAGATAACTGGTTCTCATCAGGCGGTGAGTTAAGCACTACAGATGTAGGGGAAGCATACCTAGAAGCTAGAAAAGTAGTAGCCCAGAGGTTAGCTAAATAATGACAGAGACTATCAACTTTGATTCTTTATGGACGGCTTCTGATCAGCAATATGATCAGCACTTAAGCCAACAACCAGATGATTTTGGAAGCCAAATAGGAGCAGGTGTAGATTTAGGTCAGGCGCTTTTGTATCGTGGCGGTCAGTCCGTTGCAGAAGCATTCGGGTTTTCTGACAGTGCGTTCGGTCAAGCAATGGTCGATGGTAAGTCTGAGAACATGGCAGAGGTAGCTAAGGTAACAGCGCATCCTCTGTATGAAGAGGGTGAGTTTTCCTTCAGAGGTTTGTTAGATCAGGTAGGTAGAGGCATAGGTACTGTAGCCACTGCATTACCTGCTATAGCTGCTGCACCTTTAGCACCTGCGATAGGCGTGTCAGGATCTACTGGTGCTTTAGTTGCTGGTGGTCTTATGTCAGGTGTTATGAACATCGGTGACATTGGCCTTAAAGCAGAGGATATGGACGAGGCATACACTGCTTCTATGGCAGACTTAGGTACTGGTCTTGCTTTAGGTGCGTTAGAGCCGTTGGCAGGTGCTAAGTTTATTAAAGCCTTGACACCAGCTATTAAGTCTACTTCCCCTGAGCTTATGGCTTCTATTAATGCTGGTAATGCTAGTGCTTTAAGTGGTGCTATACGTGGTCAGGTAGCTCAGACTCCTTCAATGGCTAGACAGATAGGTCAGGCATCGCTAGGCTCAGGTATTACTGAAGGTGTTCAGGACTTTGCTACAACTATAGCAGCTACTAACTCTGCATCTTACTGGGATCAGTTCGATGTAGAAGAGTCATTAAAAGAGTCTGCTGTTGAAGCTCTTGTAGGTGGTATATTGGGTATGCCTTTCGGCGTAGGCTCTAGTGTTATGACTAAGGCACAGCAGAATGCTGACTTATCTTATGCTTCACAGTTAGATGCAGGTATTATTGAATATAATCCTAAGTCAAAGGAATGGGTAAAGAATCAAGAAAAGATACCAGTAACTGAGACAAAACTAGGTCACCTATATTCTAAGTATCTTGCACCTTTCCTTGGTGAGGCGGGAAGCAAGGCTGTTGCTCAAGTAAACACACCAGAGATGAAGAAGCTTGTTGGTAAGTTTAATCAGACTTCAGGGTCACTAGCTCGTAGAGCAGGTATCCGTCCTGTACATGCAGAGTCTATGATATTCAAGTCTGAGTATGCTAAAGGAATGGCTACGTTTATGACGCTGAGCAACGAAGACGCTTTAGCAGTACATGATCAGCGAGTAATGCCAGAGGGTACTAAAGAAGAGAAGGACGCTAAGAACGCAGCATATGCCGCCCTACCTAAAGAAAGTAAGAAGGCTTCTAATGAGCTGTCTACTTTCTTAGACTTTAAGATGAAGAAAGACTTAGAGAAGTATGGTATTGATGCAGGTTTGTTTGAAGGTCGTACATACTTTCCGTTACATGGACGTATAGATTATAAGAAACTTAAGGCTGACCCAGCGGCGTTCAAAGCTCAGGCTTTAGCTGTTGCTAAAGAGCGTGGTATTAAGTTATCAGAGAATAAGATAGATGCCTACATCGCTCGTATTAAGAATCAAGGCTATGAGCATTTTGGAAATGCTACTGAAACCTCATACTTAGATACATATCAAAAGAACGTAAATAACTTTATTGATAAGGGGATGACAACAGAGGAAGCTCAGTCAAAAGCAAAGAAGATTATGCAAAGAAGCATATTTAAGAGTAAGTCAGGAGCTGCACGAGTTAATACTCAGAACGCAGTCGAGACTCACCGTATGCTGGCTGAGCTACCACAGGACTTCTGGTCTAACTGGCTTAACCCTGACTCTAAAGTGCAAGACTCTATCTACTCTTACTATGAGATGATGTCAGAAAGACTAGCTCATGCTAAAGAGTTCGGCGCTAACAATGAGAAGTTTTATGATAAGGTAGCTGAAGTACTAGACGATGCAAAAGCACAGGGTATTAACTACAATACAGAGACGGTGGTTAACGATCTAGCTAACATGATGAATCTATCTCAGCGTATCCCTACTCGTAACCTAGATGTGTCACAAGGGGAAGGCATTAGAACTGCACAGAACGCTATACGTGCTGGTTTAAGTGTTACGCTGTTGCCTTTGTCTATTCTTCCTTCATTGGCTGAGGTGTTTGTTGTAGCCTCTAAGACAGGACAAACAGGTAAGGCTATTACATCTGCTGGTAAGCTAACCGCTCGTATAATCAAGGAGCAGTTTAAGCATGGTCGTGGTCTATCGTTTAAAGATGCGTCTCAGCTTGTTAATAAAGGCGACATCATTCAAGACTTAGGTATCACTGCTTATGAGCTAAAGAACACAGCGGCAGCTCGTCTTGGTGACAATGAGATTGGAGGTAGGATTACTAATCTTGAGAACTTCTTCTACAACATGACCCTCACGCCACAGTGGACTGAAGCATTACGTATGACATCAGCTATCTTAGCAGAGCAAGGATTCAGAGCTGATCTAGTTAAGTACTCTACTGCTATTAAAGAAGGTAACATCGAAGAGCAGCTACGTATTGGTGATAAGTTTGCAGAGGCTGGACTCAATATATCTCAAGCCTATAACTGGCATCTTAGAGGTGGTAAGAAGAATGAATACTACAACGAGCAGTTTAGAGTTGGTGTTCTTAACGTAGTCGAAGATACTGTCATGCGTCCTCGTATGGTACAGAAGCCTGCATGGATGGCAGATGAACGCTTCAAGTTAATTGCACAGCTTAAGTCATTCTCTATTGTGTTTAACAACGTGGTGATGAAGGGCTGGTACAACTCTATGGTTGCTAACGGAACACCACCTGAGAAGATTAAGCAGGCTGCTGCTATTGCACCTTACATTGGCATGATGTTAGCCACTCAGGTCATGGCAGCTGGTTTACGTGAGATGCTTAAGACAGGTGACACCGAACGATGGGAAGACAAGGATGCAATAGGGCATCTTATAACCTCTATTGCTTACATTGGTGGTCTGTCGTTTGCAATAGATCCTTTCCGTGCTAGTAACTATGGTGTTGATCCTACTACTACTATTCTTGGTCCTGCTTTTGGTAAAGGTAACGACTTAATCAATGGCATTAGTGCTATCATGTCAGGAAGTATGTCACCTGAAGATGTAGTATCTGCTGTACTTAAGGATGTTAGTAAATCATTCCCTCTTATACCTGCACTATTGGAGTAAGCTATGTTATCAAGTTTAATCGCCCCTGTTGCGGATCTTATTAAAGGATACCTCAGTAATAAGGCAGAGGAGAAGCAGGCGAAACACCAAGCAAAGATGTCTGTCATACAGAACAATGCTGACTGGGAATCTAAGATGGCTGA